ATAGTATTAAACAAAGAGTTAGCAAGGCAGGTAGGATTGAAAGAAGCAGTCCTACTTGCTGACCTAATTTCTAAAGAAGAATACTTTATAGCTAATGGAATGACTGATGGCTGGTTTTTTAATACTGAAGCTAACATAGAGAAAGACACTACACTAACTGCATATCAGCAAAGAAAGTGTCTTACAACGCTTAAAAAGGAAGGATTAATAGAAGTTAAGCGTAAAGGCATACCTGCTAAACAATACTTTAAAATAAATGAACAACTAGTTGTTAAGTTTCTAAACAACTTGTCATCAAGTAACTCAACAACTATTAATAAGAACAAAGTAATAACAATACATAATAAATACTTTAATAAGCCAACAATTTTAGAAGTTAAAAATTATTGTATCTTACGGAAAAATAATATAGATGCAGAAGCATTTGTCAGCTTTTATGATTCTAAAGGTTGGATGATAGGTAAAAACAAAATGAAGGATTGGAAAAAAGCTGTAATAACTTGGGAGAAAAGAGAGTATAAAAAACCAACAATGTCAAAACTAGATGCACAGTTAAGTGAATATGAACAAGCAAAAAAATTATTATGAAGCCATTAAAACAAGAAAACATTGAAGAACTAACAAAGAAAGTCCTAGACTTAGTAGCATTAACTTCAGTTGAGATAGGACATAGAACTGATGCTAAAACTATGGTCACTTTGAGTAAGATCTTTGCAACAGACTTAATTCAAGAAAAGCGTTTTGGAAACATGACCTTTAATCAAATTGAAGATGCCTTTCGGCTAGGAGTGAGATTTGGCAAAGAAGAACCCTTTTTAAACATAAGAACTTTTTATCGTTGGGCGTATGATCATAAGAAAGTAATAGACAATGCTTGGTATGAAGTTCATACATTAGGAAAACCAAAACAAGAAACTTTATATTATCAAGAACCTTTAAAACTTTTAAAATGAAAATACTAAATTTATATGCTTGTCTAGGTGGAAACAGATACAAGTGGAATGAAGTAAAAGAAGATATAGAAGTAACAGCAGTAGAGCTTGACGCTGAATGTGCTAGATTATATCAAGAAAGATTTCCTGATGATACAGTAATTATAGCAGACGCACATCAATATTTATTAGACCATTACAAAGAATTTGATTTTATTTGGAGCAGTCCTCCTTGTCCAACTCATAGTATAGCTAGAGCATACAACCCAAAATATAAAACATTATATCCTGACTTAAAACTTTATGAGGAAATAATAATGCTACTTAATGTAAGCAATGGAAAAAATCCTAGATTTAAGGGTAAATTTATAGTTGAAAATGTCATCCCATATTATGAACCCTTAATACCTGCCAAAAAGAGAGGAAGGCATTTATATTGGAGTAATTTTAATATACCAAATATATTATCAAATAGAAAAAATCCACAATTAGGACACGCACAAAAAGAAATAAAAGCATTATCAGAGTTTCACGATTATGACTTTACAAAATATAAAGGAGAACAATCAAGAATTAAAATGGCAAGAAACTTAGTAGACTATGAAGCAGGTAAAACAATATTTGAAACTATGTTAGGTGTGGTAAAAAAAGAAGATATTAATCAAACTGAATTATTTTAAAATGAATACAAGACAAACATCAATAGATTGTTATAATAAAATTAAAGAACAAGGGCTTTTATCTAATATGAGATTTAAAGTTTATGAAGCTATTTTAAAAAAAGCACCCTGTACAAGTGGGGAGGCATTTGCAACAATGACCACTAAAGAAAACCAAATAAGTCAATCAAGAGCAAGATTTACAGAGCTAAGAGAATTAGGAGTTATATATGAAAAAGGAGAAAAGCAATGTAGTATTACAGGAAGAAATGTTATAGAATGGGATTTAACAGACAAACTACCCGTTGATTTTAAAAGCTCTAATAAAACCAAACAACAAAAAAAGAATCTTGCTTTAAATTCTTTGCGTGAATTATATAAAAATAAAGATGTTAGCACAGATGATGATTGGAAAACAGTTGCTGATTTAATTAAGAGTATATGAAAACAATAAGCAAACTAAAGAAAGAACTTGATAAATGGTTCAGTCTTTATATAAGACTTAGAGATGCAACTGATGAAGGTATGGTACAATGTTTCACGTGCCGCAAAGTTAGTCATTACAAATCAGGTATGCAGAATGGACACTTTCAGAGCAGAAAACATTTAGCAACAAGATGGGATCAACAAAATTGTCAAGTCCAGTGCGTTGGGTGTAATATGTTTAAGGCAGGTGAACAGTATAAATTCTCAATAGCATTAGACTCTAAGTATGGTGAAGGAAAAGCTGAACAATTAGAACTATTAGCTAGAACAATTATGAAAGTTAGTCGTATAGATTATGAAGAAAAAATAAGTTATTACAAAGACCTTGTTAATAAATTAAAAAAAGAAAAGGAAATAGAATAGTTTTTTTATTAAATTTGGCAAATGACAAAGCCAATTTATGCAAGTCAGGAACACAAAGTAATAATTGAAGCCTATATACTTATGTGTCAAGAGTTTGCAAAAGATGTCAGTTCAAAATCAAGATACAATAATTATTTAGATGTACTAGAAGTTATTATTGAATACCACAACAATTATGGTTCAGGATTAAAGGAAAACAATTGGTTCGACTGGCTAATGATAATTCCTATTAATGTATCAATCGCTACAAATGGTTTTTTTGCAGGAATTGAAACAAACAAAAACAGATCAATCATAAGAGCTTATAGAGTAGTGTTAGAGGAGTTAATTTTAAATACAGTAGATAAGATAGACAACTTAGAAGAACCAAGTGAATAAAATCTATCTTGAAATATCAAAGCTAAGTGGCAAGTTCAGAACAATGTGCTATGGACTTACTAAAGACAAAGAACAAGTAGATGACGCTGTTCAGGAATGTATGCTTTATTTTTTAAGTATGAATCCTGAAACGCTAAAGAAAATATACGACAAAGATGGGTTGGATGGAATTACAAGATATGGTGCAGTAGTTTTAAGGAGGGCTTTAACAAGTACAAGAAGTCCTTTTTATTATCAGTACAAGAAATACTACACGCACATTGATAGCTTTACAAGTAATGTAACGTATGATGTAATTGAAACAGGAGAAGTGATACCAACAAAACATCTTTACAATATAGCTGAAGAACCTGCCGTTAAGAATTTAGAGTTTGAAAAGCTAGACAAAATTGACTTAGTTTTAAATGATTTATATTGGTACGACAAGAAGGTTTTTGAACTTTATTACTATGAAGGTAACACACTCGATTCACTAGCAAAGAAAACAGGGATAAGCAGAAACAGTCTTTTTACTACAATAGATAAAGTCAGAGAGATACTTAAAAAAGAATTGAATGAAGATACTTAATTTATATGCAGGGATAGGTGGAAATAGAAAGTTGTGGCAAAACGCAGAAATAACAGCAATAGAGTTTAACAAAGAAATTGCAGAGGTTTATAAAGATTTACACCCAAACGATACTGTAATAATAACAGATGCACACGAATATCTTGCTAAAAATTGGAAGGAATTTGATTTTATATGGAGTAGTCCTCCTTGTCAAAGTCATAGCAAGGTAAGAATGATGGCTAGTAAAAGTGGCAGTTATGATGCAATTATGCCAAATATGAAATTATGGAGTGAAATAATCTTTTTGCAGAATTTTACTAAAAACACAGATATTAAATTTGTAGTAGAAAATGTTAAGCCTTATTATAAACCTTTAGTAGAACCAAACTCAAAAATAGGTAGGCATTTATTTTGGAGTAATTTTAATATTAATGAAACAGAAATAAAAGATGGGTTAAGCCATAATGAAAGAGGAACTTCAACAAAAGGTTGTTTTGATTTAAGACCTTATAAAATGAAACATAGAAAAGACCAAATAATTAGAAACTGTGTAAACCCTGAAATAGGGAAATATATATTAACTCAAGCATTTTTGAAGAATGAATAAGTTCTTTGTACCTAATGAAGTCTATAAAGATAGAATAGCTATTTGTAAGGGTTGTGTTTACTA